AGGATGGGGTTTCAACATACTTTGTTCCACCCGATATTGTCATATATTCTTCAAAAAAATCATCTACAGATATTTTTTGATCAGCAACATAAATGTACTCATTAAATTCTATTAAGGCTTCAGGCGCACCAACCATCCTTAAAATATATTCAATAGATTTTCGAGTACCTTTTGATTTAAATAAAAAAGCCGAATTTAGTATAAGGTTTCTAAAATATTGATAATTTAGCTCTGCTGGTGTTTGTTCTTTTGATTGTCCAGGATATATAACATCATTTGTAGTAGTAAAAATAGAATCTAATAATTTTTCATTTGTTATTGGGGAAATGTCGGTATCCCAACCTAATGTTTTTGCTAAATTTACTAATAATTGTGATGGAATGTCATTTCCAACAATATAATTAACGGAATTAATGTTACCTAACGAATCAATAAACTTTTTTGTCTCATCAAAACTTCTACCGTAAATTTGAAGTACGTTTTCTAATTTCTGATCGGGAGTATCAAATTCTTTTAAACTACCTGAAGTTAAAAATCTACTTATTAAGTTAGTTTTAAACTGATCCAATCTTTCAGATATTAGTTGTAGCGTATTCAAATAATTATCAAAATTTGAAGTGACTATGTCTAAATTCCAAACCCCGTCTAACTTCCAAGTAACTATGTTGTTAATCATTATATAGTTACCATTACTATCATAATCAGGGTATTTAAATTTTGCCGTATACTTAGGAAAACCATTTCTATTTAACAAATAATCTTCAACCTCATCAAACGCATCTTGGAATATTTTTTCAGTATTTAAATTGTTTGGTTTTAAAATTAGTGTTTGTGTTGATGTGGTTGAACTAAATGGTTTACCTTTAACTACTATTGGTATTGTACCTGCAGTCAATGTCTGAGTTGGGGTAAAATCAAGTATCGGGTATTCGGTTGTTAAGTCCGTGGTATAAAGTGAATATCCTTCATAATTTTTTGTCAAATTCCTGAAATCACTTATTTTGAATGGTCTTGTCGATATGTTTTGAGCGGCATTTACACTATAATCAATATCAAAAGGGTTTTTAAAAAATTGAACGTTAACATCAAATGATGTTTCATTTGCAACCGCATCATAAACTATATTAAACGCAGTAAAACCGGTATTTAAACTATAATTTTGTTGATCTATTTGAATTGCCGCAGGGAAAAAATTAATAATTTTTGTTACTGAAGCTGAAATTCTTTTTTGTAATGAACCATATAAAGAAAAACTTGTAATTTGTGATAAGTCAAAATTTGGATATACACTGAAGTTTTTTTTGATTATAACTTTTGTTTCTTCAATTGTTCCTATATTTAGGTTTTCTAAATTAAAAGGTTCTGAAAAAACTCCTGTACCAAAACTTCTGTTAACTTTATCAAATACTGCAGTAGTATATTCAAAATTACCCTGTGTTAAACCACCACCATTTACTACTTGAAATCCGACTAAATCGTCAGAAAAAGTACCCGATCCGACAGGTGCAGGTTTTGGACATATGAATTTATTTTGAGCCATTAACTAATAATATTTGTAAAGTTTTTACTAAAATCAATGTTAGCACCTCTATCTTGTCTAACTTCGTAAAGTAATTCATTAAAGTTATCTCTAACCTCAAATAAGTTATATTGTTTGTAAATATTTCCAGCAGTATCGTACAATGTATAAATCCCATCATCAATACTTTTAGTTTGATTACCGTACAACGCTATTGCCAATGTATCAATATCATAGTTAGCGATTTGTACTTCAAGAGTTACCGGATTGAAAAAAGTGTTTGTTATTATAATGTTTTGATTAGGTTGTCCAATAAACGGTGTTGCGTTTGGTTTGTTTGTTGGTGACGAACTTGGTGATAATGTTAAAAATATCAAATCACTTCCTCCTTCAACATACCTATATCTTAGTGCTTTTTGTGATGTATTTGTTTGATCTGAAACAACTGGTTCACAAAAAAATGCAGATGTTACAATCCTATAAAAGTTTGGTATTTTAGTACCATCTGAATTAAGATATTCAATTCTAAAACCAACTAACCCCTGATTAACAAATTTATTTCTAAATTGTTGTGGAACATCGTTAATATCAATAACAATACCTTTAACACTCGGTAATGCAGATAAAACACCACAATCGGTTATTGATGTTCTAATTTCTGCAGGACGAATATATAATGTATATATTCCGACATTAGTAAATTCAGTTGCCGGTAATCTTAAATTATAAAGTCCCCCCAAAATTTCCACATTCGCATTTCCTCCTGTATTTGCATTATGAAAATATGGTGTTAAAATATTTGCTGCGTTTAATTTTTTTAATACAAAGTTTGTTGTAACATCTCTAGATGGTGTATAATGCAAAATTATTTCAACATCCTGTGGTGAAACGTCTGCCGGTCTAACAATACCATAAGCTCCAAGTGCCATTATTAATTTATTTTATAAATAGTTTATGTGGTTTTTTTTAAGTCGTATTAATTCGGAAAAAACCATATCCGTATCTTTCCAAATCACCAATATTATCAACTTCCCCCAATCTTATTAAAGATTCAAAAGCAGAATATCTCCCTCTTTCAAGTAAAATGTCTGTTTGTATTTCAGGATCCATAACAAAATCTAATAAGTACTCATCTTTTGTTAATCCCGAAACAACAATATCATTTGCGGTAAATCCTGAAGAATCAATTAAAAATAATGTTTTACCATTAGTAAAGTCATAATATAAAACATTGTTTATTGTATATGCGGTGTAAGTGTTATTAATTTCATTAACATAACCAATACTTCCATTACCTAAATTTTGTATGTACCCAACAGTATATGGTTGAGGTCCGTATCTTCTTAATTGATTTAAATTTGATAAAGTATATCCTGAAACTAAAAATGGTACAGTTGTGTAGTAACTTGAAACTTGTTGGTTTATATTATTATTTGAGTCTCCAGTAAAGATATAATTGTAACTTAATGGTGTTGCCGACCAATTACCCCCTAATTGATTAAATGTTATATTTCCAAGTTGGTTGTCTATGGTTACCCCAGTAAACGGTATCGATACTGTTTTTTTAACTTCGGTTATACCCCAAGTGTTAGTTTGTGTCAACGTAATTGTGTACGTTTGACTGACTGTGTTATATGTGTGTTCTTGTAGATTATTTAAAGTACTTAGTGTTGCGGTTTCATTACCATCCCCCCAATTAATTTTATATGTAGAAATATTAAGAAAACTTGCCGAATTGTATGATGATGAATTGAAAACTTTTACATTATATGGATTTATAGGATTACCCGAATATATAAAATTTGTCACCGTATCAATTTGATCCAAAAACCCTTCAAAAGGAGAGTAGTATCCAATATCATTTATTTTTTGTGTAAGTAGTATTGGGATTGTTAGACCAGTTAACAATGATGTTCCCCCAGTACCTCCACTTAAAATATATGGTAAGTTTTCATACACACCAAAAGCGTTACTTCCGTATATTTCTTGGACAATATCTGAAGATAATACTTCAGGTGAAATTACTATATTTATTTTTTCTGGTGTCATTACGGATTTACATATTCATACCATCTTATGGGGTTTGCAATTGTCCCTCTTCTATTTAATGTACCATTTACAGTTTCAGTGTACACAGCATATTCGTATGTGTCATAATTTAAAATATATTTGTAATAAAAATTTTGTCTTTTATTTATATTGAAAACATTCGGTCCAACAAATGTTGATTGAGGTGAATTTATCATCCTAATAAATTGTCCTTTTTTTGCATTAAAGAATTTAGCACCAACATAAAATTCATTTGGCGGAAAATAATTTTTATCTTTTAACCAATAGACATAAAACCCTTCTTTGTCTGCACCCACCGAATCCAAAACAAATTTTGGTTTTTTAACCTCAACTGAAATTTGATTTGAGATTGGTCCAACCAAACCAGGTTCTTTTAAACCTTGTTGTGTTGGTATTATTACTGAAAGTAATATTCTTTGTGTTTCTGAGTCAGTTGTATCATAAAAATCTAACTTAAAAAAACTTCCTTTAAAATTATTTGCAAAATAATAAATTTCGCTATCAGTAAACGATGCATTTTGATAGTCTATTGCCCAATTATTTATTGTAGAAGCAGTTACCTCAGATAAAAAATCATAAAAAAAGAATTCATAATTTATTGACGTTTTTAAAAGTTGAATTGGTATTTGAAGTAACCCCACAGTAAAGTTTATTGTATAATCTTGGTGGGCAAACCTTGTAATCTCAAAATCCTGTGGTGGATTTATAATTTGTTTTAAAACTTCTTTTTCATAATTTGCAATCGCTTCCGATCTACCATCGAAATCAAAAGTAATTTCTAATGGAATATTAACAAATTCATCATTTGTTGTAATTATTTTTCTATATGAATTATTCACAGTCATCCGTTGTTGGTTCGTTATAACCTGACGTTGTAGGTTCGTTTACGTCTCGTATTATTGGGTAATTTATAAAGTTCACTTCTTTAAAAGGGTAATGAGCATCATTTGTAAATGGTATATTTAAACCTAAATTATTACTATCTACATATCCATAACTATAAAGATCCCTCCAAATAAATTGATTTGTTTTTTCAGAAAAATATGAATAAAAAGGTATATTACTTACAACACTAGCATCAGCATTCTCAACATAATCACTGAAAACTCTGATTGGGATACTGTGGTGTGGTTTATATGAATACCCCGATGGATACTCATTTGTTGAGTTGTCAAAAAATACATTTGTATTTAATGAGTATTTGTGGTAAATTGGTGAAAGGACATATTCTTTTTGTTCATAGTCATTGTATTCACAAAAATCACCTTTTATTGTGTCACCTTTTTTTAACAATTTATTATAATAAAAAGTATAACCTTGTTTTGTGTAAGATTGCACCACAATATTATCTTTGTTTAACACTGAATTATGATTCCACCAAGGATCAATACTATTTTTTTGAAAATTAAATCCCCAACCAATATCAATTGCTTTATTTTGATTTGCGGGTGGTTTATTAAACCATCCGGCAAATCCCCTATTAATGATTGTAAAAAATAATTCCGTAACCGGTTTTCCATTATTATCTATTAAATTTGTAACATCAATGTCGGGATTTACTGTGAACCCATAACTTTGACTACCTGTTTTAACTGAAACTCTTTGTTGATTGTCAGGTGTTAACGCCGAATATTCTAACTTTCTTTTATTAGGGAAAGGGTTATTTTCAAAACCCATTTTTGTAATAAAAGTTTCATTATTTTCAGTCAATAATTTATGTAATCTAACATAATATCTTGATTTTGTTTCACCGCTATTATTAATATCTCGTATTCTTTTAAAGTTACCTGC